ATGAACGAAATTATCTTACCCCCCCAGAACGGCGAACCAGTGGCATCCAGCCGGGACGTTGCCAAGCGCTTTGGCAAGGAGCACAAAGACGTGCTCCGCGCCATCAAGAGTATCACAGCGCAAAATTGCGCTGTGACCCAGATGTTCTACCAGAGCGAGTACACCGCAGGCACTGGCAAGAAGTACCCCATGTACCTGATGAACCGGGACGGCTTTTCGCTGCTGGCCATGGGCTTTACCGGCAAGGAGGCGGTGCAGTGGAAGCTCAAGTACATCGAGGCCTTCAACCAGATGGAGAAGCAGCTGGCACAGCGCCCGCAGCTTTCCCGCGCCGAGTTGATGGCACAGGCCCTCATTGCCGCCCACGACGAGCTGGAACACAAGGACGCTCAGATTGCAGAGCTGACCCCGAAGGGCATCTTTGCGGATGCTGTAAGCGCCAGCAAGAAGAGCATCCTTGTGGGCGAACTGGCAAAGCTGCTGTGCCAGAACGGCGTGCAGATCGGGCAGAACCGGCTGTTCAGCTGGATGCGTGAGCACGGCTATCTGATCCGCGACCCCAAACGCAGCGACTATAATATGCCCACCCAGCGGGCCGTGGAAATGTGCCTGTTTGAGATCAAGGAGACCACCGTGGTGCACTCGGACGGCCACACCAGCATCAACAAGACCCCGAAGGTGACTGGAAAGGGACAGATTTACTTTGTGAACCAGTTCCTGAATGGCCGGGCAAAGCGGCTGGAAGCGTGAAAGAAGGTGATAATTTGAAGGTAAACATGAAAAAAATTGAATCCCTGATGATTTTACGGGGAGTAAATGTTACCGAGCTGATGCAGGCTGCTGGCCTTGAGCGGGCTACCTACTACTACATCAAAAAGAAGGGCGGCACCAGCCCCCGGACGCTCAAGGCCATTGCCGACACGCTGAACGTTGACCCTCGCGAGCTTTTGAGCGAGCAGGAGAAGGAGCAGCGTCTTGGCAAGGAGACCGCCTGATGAACGGGCGGAACAAATACTGGCGGGAAGCCCGCTGGGACAAGAACCAGCCTGCACGGCTGGCACACATCAAAGAAAAGAGGTCGAAAAAGCATGATGAAGGTCGTACAGGGAACGTTTCAGGAGATTCCGTACTGGAAGCTGCGGGGGCGGTTCCACAGCTGCGGCTACCGCGATCAGGAAGTCGCTGAACATAGCGGCATTGGCCGGTACACTATGAGCGCCCGGATGAACGGGCACCAGCCGTGGACAAGTAAAGAGATCGCAGCAATTTGTGAACTGTTGGACATCCGGCAGGACGAGATCGGGGAGCTTTTCTTCCCGGAAGTGGGCAAGGAGGATGAAACCGCATGAGAATCAAGTCTGGCGTTTGGTACTTGCTGGCGATGGGCAGCTTTTGCGTGGGCCTGCTGTACAGCATGGGCCTTGAGGGCACCTGTCAGACCGGCGGCATCGTTTCGGATGGTGCGTTCATCACGGCCATTGTGCTGATCCTGCTGGCAATCTTCTTCATGCGGCTGGGCTTTGCAGCCGAAGCGCGTGAGAAGCGCTGCCGCAAGATTCACAAGCCGCAGGCCAATACCGTGAAGAGCGGCAGGAAGGTTGGCTGAGCATGGCTTCCAGTAACAATATGATCTACACCCGCGTCTGTGTTGACTGCGGAAAGGTGATGCACAATGTGGGCCGCCGCACTGAGCGGTGTCCGGAGTGCCGCGCTGTACATATCAGGGTGAAAGCTCTCGAAGCGAGCTACCGGGAGCGCACAGAGCAACTTATCCGCCAGCAGGAAGAGCGGGCCGGGGCAATCCATCAGGGCCTTGTGGACGACAACGAGCGTTTCATGGCAAGCGCCGGAACCTACGGCAAAGGCCGCATCAAAGAGATTATGACCGCACAAAAGAAAAAGCAGCCCGCCGGTGCGCCAACACCGACAGGCTGCAAGGGTTGATGGATTTTACAGGTCACATCAACCCGAAGATAACACATTTTCGGAGGTTTTACAAGATGGAAAAAAATTATGTTGCGATTCAGGGCCGCTTTTCGAGCGACGGCAAGTTTATGGACGGCAAGTACGTCCCCGGAATCGTTGACGAGCTGCTTGACAGCGTTTCGGGTGCATTCAACGACACTACCGGTCTGCACCGCCTGCGCGTCACGGTCGAGGTTGAAGATCTGGGCGCGGATGTCAAGTTCGGGAAGCCTGCAAGCGAAACGCAGCACTCCCCTGCCCCGCAGCGTTTGACCGCTGGAAAGCTGATTCCCGCACCAGACGTCTCCCCTGCCGCCATTGACCCGGCACCTGAGGTGGTAGCATGAACCCGATGTATGATCTCGCCCTTGACGGCTACGGCCCGGCACTTGAGCCGCCGGATGATTACTATTTCCTGCCACGAGGGGCAGAACAGACCGAAGATCAGGAGGATGAAGAGTAATGGAAAGCACAAGCATTTACGCCGCTCTGGCCGCTGTGCAGAGCGAACTCAAGGCCCCGAAAGGGCAGATGAACACCTTCGGCGGGTACAGGTATCGTTCCTGTGAGGACATTTTGGAAGCAGTGAAGCCTATTCTCAAGGCTCATGACCTGCTGCTTACGCTCTCCGATGAACCGAAGGTTCTTGAGGGGTGGCACTACATCGAAGCCACTGCAAAATTGGAATCTCTGGATGGTGGCTGCATTTCCGTGAAGGCATACGCAAGAGAGCCGGAGCAAAAAACCAAGATGGACGCTGCACAGGTGACGGGAACATCCAGCAGCTACGCCCGCAAGTATGCCCTGAACGGCCTGTTCTGCATCGACGATACCAAGGATGCCGACACGGACGAGTATCATGCGGCAGAAGGTCGAAACCCCGCAGGTGTGAACAAGCCGCAGAAGCAGCCTGCTCCGAAGCGTGAAGCTCCTGCTCCGAAGCGTAATGCTCCTGCCCCGAAATCGCAGCCTGTACAGGAACAGCCCTTTATCTGCGCCTGCTGCGGCAAACCACTTCAGCCGGTGACCTATAAGGGCCGCACCGTGGAACCGGCAGAGACCGCCGCCAGCACCAAGAAGAAGTTTGGGCGCATCCTGTGCTGGACGTGTGCCCAGAAGCAGCCGAAGGAGGGCTGATCTATGCTGAACACGATTGCAATTATGGGCCGCCTGACCCACACCCCAGAACTCCGCACCACCACAAGCGGCAAGGAGGTCTGCTCCTTTGACATCGCTTGCGAACGCAGCTACTCTGCAAACGGGCAGCGTGAGACGGATTTTATCCCCTGTGTGGCGTGGGGCAAGACGGCGCAGTTCATCTCCCAGTATTTCGACAAGGGCAGCATGATCGCCGTCAATGGCAGCTTGCAGACCCGGAAATATCAGGACAAGCAGGGCAACAACCGCACTGCCTATGAGATTCAGGTGCGTGAGGTCAGCTTTTGCGGCTCGAAAGCCCCTGACAACACGTCTACACGGGGGTTTGATGAACAGACGGAAAGTTATGCCCGCGAAGCTAGAAACGCTCAGAGCGCCCAGCAGGCGGCTGAGACCGGCACGGATGATTTTGCCGTGATCAACGATGATGAAGATTTGCCGTTCTGAGCGGCAGAAATGAGGGAGAGAAAAATGCCAGCAAAAAGAAATATTATGCCGGAAGAGGTGCGCAATGCAAAGCTTCTTCTCAGTAAGGGCCTGTCAGATGCAGAGGTCGCATCCATTATCGGTCGTTCCGTGTCGGCAGTTGTCAATATCCGCAACGGTGCATACGACTTCATTCTTGAGGATGTACCGAATGATACCCCGGATGATAGCCGGGTTTACATCCTGCTGAAATCTATCGACAGCCGCCTGTACCGGCAGAATGATGACATGAAGGCAGTAATTGACCGGCTGACCGGCCTGAACGCTGCCATTGTTGAACTGAAAAACGAGATCAATGTGTGCAGCTCCTGCATGACGGCAATGCTGGATGCCCTGAACGAACTCAAGAGCAAAAACAGCCAGCAGGCTGAACCGGAATCCACTCCTACGAAGTATCCGGGCAAGGATTTTGCGAACTGGGGAGAGGTTATTCGCCGTGTTGAGGTCTACGGTGACAAGTTCATTGCGGACAACCTGCGCGGAACCAAGGCCAGTCTGGACGGCGTTACGCTGTATCTGGCCTGCACCCCCAGCACGAAGAAGTTCCTCAAAAGCAGCGCTGTTGCAATCCCCCGCATCAAACAGCAGTGCCGGAACGTTCTCGGCTACGGCGTAGAGGTTAAGATCATCGACCTGTAAAATCCAAAGAAAACCAAATGGTTTTTACGAAAAGCGTTTGGTTTTCAAAAACGGGAAGGAGGTGGTTAGTGGTGGACGATATCGAAATGGCTCGCCCAAAAGGCTTGTTGATACCCTTTGACAAGTTCGTAATCTTGGACATCCTGCCACCTGAGCAATACAAAAACGTGCTCACAAAAATGCGGCAGTATGTGGAGCACGGCAAAGAGCCGGAAGGGCTTGAGCCTATCGAACAGGTGGCCTTTGAATCCCTGCGCTCATTTATGGACGAAAACATAAAGACGTATCAACGTTCTATTCTTGCGCACCGAGAAGCAGGTCGAAAGGGCGGCAGACCAAAGAAAACCGACGAAAACCAAAAGGTTTTTGACGATAACCAAACGGAACCAATTGGTTTTTTTGAGAAACCAAACGAAACCAAAAGGCCCCTAAAGTACAAAGTACAACAGATACTAAAGTATCTGATAGTAGTAGCGCTGAAGCGCTGCCCCCTACCCCCAAAAGCAGGTTTTCACCGCCGGATGTTGAAACGGTGAAAAACTACTTTGCGGAGAAGGGCGGCACGGAAGGGCAGGCTATCCGGTTTCATGCCTATTACGAGTCCAACGGCTGGAAGGTGGGCCGGAATCCCATGAAGAACTGGAAGGCTGCAGCATCCGGGTGGATATCCCGTGATAGGGATGAAGCAAAAAAGGCGAATGCCCCGCGCAACCGGGCGTTCATGGCAAGCCGCCCGGCAGAGGAAGCCGAAAATGCAAAGAATTTTCTGGCAGACGCAGCCCGGCGAAGGCCATTAAAAAAACAATAGCCGGTACATACGCGCTCAGACCGGCATACGCAGCCCTCTGAGCATGGTTTTAGGGTAAACCGGCAAAGTTATACTACAAAACGCAAAACGCCGTTCAGGGCCGCTTCTCGTGCTCTGAACGCATGGAGGTAAAAAGCACTATGAACCTGTATGAGATCAACTCGCAGATTTTGGACTGCGTAGATCCGGAGACCGGCGAGGTTATGGACATCGACCGGCTGGAAGAGCTGAACATGGCAAAGGCCGAGAAGGTGGACAACATCGCCTGCTGGGTAAAGAACCTCGAAGCCGATGTTGCGGCCTTTGAAGCGCAGGAAAAGGCTTTTGCTGACCGCAAGGCAGCCGCAAAGCGCAAGATCGACAGTCTCAAGCACTATCTGACCGATGCTCTGGGTGGGCAGAACTTCAGCAGTGACCGGTGCGCGGTGAGCTTTCGCCGCAGTAAGGCCGTCTGCGTGTTGGATGAAGCTGCCGTCCCTGCCGAGTACATGACCGAGATGACCACCCGCACGCCAAACAAAACGGCCATTGCGGCCCTGCTCAAGACCGGCACGGCAGTGCCCGGCTGTGAGCTGGTGGAACGTGTAAACCCGTCTGTGAAGTGAGGGAGGATGTGACGATGGATGAAGTTAGACTGATTGACGCGAACGCTTTGCACAAGCGCATCGAAATGAACCTTCGTGCCAGCAATCCGTTCACTATTGAAGAATGCTGCTATAAGGATGCCCTGAACAGCGTGGACGACGCTCCCACCATTGACCCGGAAACACTGCAGCCGACATGGCGCAACCCTGAAACGGACCCGCCCAAGGTCGAAACCGAAGTGCTGATTTTGTACCGCAACGATATTGACGGATACAGTATTACGACAGCGCACTATGAAGACGGGAGCGTTTTTTTACAAGATAGCGTATGGTATTGGGAAGATCTTCCCGATTGGGGGACATACGACGAGGAGCGGGACGACTACAAAATCCCGAAAGGCTGGTGGGAATACCGCCATTTCAACCCGGACGACGTTTACAACAACAAGATAGACCGCCCCGTGGTAGGCTGGATGCCGCTGCCGCCGGAGGAAAAACGCTCATGACATTAGGATTTGCGATGTTCGCCGCAACGTTTATGGTTGCTGTTGTTGCAGCTATTATGGCAGTCTGCTATGCGCTTGTCTGGCTGCTGCGCGATCACCCCATAGCTCTTGCAGCAACTACCGCTTTTATGATTTGGATGCTTGCTGTGGCTCTGATCTACAAAGTAGGAGGTGCGCCGTGATTGAAGTCGAACAGCTTTCACTTTTCACGATGCTGTCCCCTGTTCCGCCTGCCGTAGCGGTCTGCTGCATGGATGGAAGCCGGGTTGATGCTACACCTGCAGAAAGCTGGATGCAGCGGCTTGTGCAGGGCGGTGAGTATGTCGTTCAGGTCGCTAGTCATCCAATGGTGCTCAGACCGGCAGATGGCACGGCAGACGACGTTCCGGCAGGACACCGGTATTATCACTACACCATCGGAGAACGCCTGTTCTCGGGCGTGTTTGTGGGAAGAGAGAGGGTGAGAACATGAGCAAGGAAAATATAGGCCGGAATGCCGAGCACTATGCAGACCCGACACCGACCGCGGCCATGCGCAACATCTGCCGGGACGAGTACCAGAAGGAAGCCGCCCGGCTTGACAGAATCGGAGACATCGTTCCCCTGCTGCGCCAGATGGCCGGTATCGCAGGGTTCGAGATCATAGGCCGCATCCCGCTGAGGGACAAGGCCACCGGAAAGGAGTACAGGTAATGGAAAGAGCTGAAACGATTATCGCCGCCTGTCGCGATACGATGTTGACCACATTGGAAAAGATCGGCGGCCAGAGCCTTATTTGCTCGTGGACCCGTCAGGACGGCTCCGTCGTGAAGCTGGCGCTGGAAATCAGAACGAGCAATCAGACCACGATCGGAGACGCTATCCGTGACATGGATGACGAAGAAATGGCCCGGAAGCTGGTTCCGGCGGTTCTGGCCTTGTGCGACGACGGCGCGCCGTCCGAAGATACCGTCCGCGACTGGCTGGAACGCCCGCAAAGCGATCTCAAGGTCTGAAATACAAACACAGTTACATAAACCGCTGCTGATTATACAAGTAGCGGCACGGAGGATGAATACATGTCACAGCATTACAAGATTGACTGCGACAAGGTGGAGGACCGGAAAGCGCTGGTCGTCGTCCTGTCGATGAACGGCTACACCGTCCGCGTGGGAAAGGAAAAGCGCAGCGGCAAATCTACTTTGACCTATTTTGTGGAGTATTGGAGGGGCGACGATGAATGATCAAGCAAAATCTAACCCTGAAACCGACACTATGAGTCCGGAGGACATGGCCCATTATTTGATGGATTTTTGCCATTGCCATTTGGCGGCTGGAAATGGCTGCCCGGGGTGCCCGTTCGATAAGCCGACCAGTAACGATGGCGATGGAGAATGCCGTCTCGGTGTTCCTTCCGACTGGGACTTTTGAGGAGGAGAAGTGAAGCATGAAAACCGAAAAGAGAATGGCCTGCTTTATCGTGTCAGCAGCATTGCTAATTGTGACGCTGTGGTTTACATCCTGTAGTTCGACATCTGCTGATGCTGAAACTAAAACTGAAGCTGAAACTGCTGACCATCCCTGCTACCATGTCACGGTATACTCCCCGGAAATTGAAAAAGTTGGCTATGCCGGTAGGCGTAAGCCGAAGTACACCATTACCGTGGACAACTTTGGTGAGCTGGTGCCAGACCCGAAACTTTCTGCTGAGCGTGAGTATCAGCTCCTGCAAATCCCTCTGGAAGATGGCCGCTTTGAACTGGTGTCTACCTCGCTGGTAGAAATCGAGTATTACTGAGAGGAGGCGCGAGCGTGAAAGCTGTGTTGTTGAGCATCCAGCCGGTATGGTGCAGCAAGATCGTCCTGAAAGAAAAGACCGTTGAGGTACGCAAGACGAAGCCGGAGTGCGTGAAGCCTCCATTCAAGTGCTACATCTACTGCACGAAAGAACAGTAGAAGATGGGGTGGCTGCGAATCGTCCCCGGCAGAGGCTGGCAGCGGTTGGATGGTACGGTCATTGGCGAGTTCGTCTGCGACAAGATTTGGGAGCTTGCACCGATATGCCGCGCCCCGGATGATGTCGAAGAAATGGCTTGCATGGACAGAGACCGCATTGTCCGCTACCTGAACAAGTGTCACGGCTGGGCGTGGCATATCTCCGACCTGAAGATTTATGACCAGCCGCGCGAGCTGCGGGTATTCACAGGCTTGCAGAGTACACGGTTCGGTATGCGGCCTGTGGAGATCACTCGCCCGCCCCAGAGCTGGCGCTATGTGGAGGAATTTAGCAATGAATAACCGAAGAACGGCGGCCAGTATTCGCCGCAGCTATACCGGTGCAAGAAGCCGCGCAGAGGGCGAAGGCTTTGAAAGCATCATTGACAATGCCTGCGCCTATTACAGATCCATCGGCCTTGCAGACATCGAAAAGACCCCAGAACCGATGCGCCCGATTGGAAGCCCAGACAGTGCTGGCCGGTTCCTTGCCTGCTACACGAAACAGGCCCAGCCGGACTACAAGGGCGTTCTCAAAGGCGGAAGGGCCATCAATTTTGAAGCAAAGCACACCGACAGTGACCGGCTAACCTTTGATCGTGTGTTGACCGCGCAAGCGCTTCGTTTGAGCCGCACAGAAGCCCTCGGCGGCATTGCCTTTGTCCTCTGTTCTTTCAGCGGCAGATACTTCTACCGCGTTCCGTGGGCCGTTTGGCGCGACATGAAGAGCCTGTTTGGCCGAAAGTACATCACCCCTGCGGATTTGGCAGAGTACCGCGTCCCGTTCGCAGCGCCAGGAGTGTTGCTATTTTTGGAGGGAGTAAAGGAGGAAAAAGATGATCTTCACATGTGCACCTGAAAATGAGCGAGACGGTGTAGACTACCGCGATGTCAAGGCATGGTTTCAACAGTGCAGGGACTACAAGATAGACGTGGATAGACAACTCGAACGTATTCACAGGATCTATGGCAGCGCTACAAAGATTACGCAGAACCTTTCCGGTATGCCTACTGCGTCAGGAAACGGAGACAAAATCGGTAATGCTGCTGTGGATATCATTGAGGAGCAGACGCGGTATCGGGAGATGGTGAAGCGGCTGACAGCGTTGCAGAACGAGGCAACAAAGCGGGCATATTGCCTTGTCGTTGCTACAGAGTGCGCAAATGCGATCGTAGATTTTTATGTTAATGGAAAAACGCAGGATCAGATTGCCGATGAAACCGGGGTTTCCGGTGTTGATATTGTCCGGAAGCGTATTAACCGGGGTTGCAAAGCTCTTGCAGAGATCTGGCCAGACTTCAGCACTGTATGAATTGTACAAATTGCATAGAAAGGCACCGTTTATTTTGTGATGCCCCGGCACTCCCAAAACGGGGTGAAGTAAGGTAAAATCAGTACAAGCGGAACCGCGCACAGCGGAGCGCCGCTTCTACGCAGTCTCCGAAACGAACCTCCATGATAATTTCCTCCTTTTGGCTTTGCATGCATTTTTCTCTCTTCCGTTTCGCGGACTGCTCTATGCGATACATTGAAACAAAGGCAGCCTGCCGCTCATGAGAGACAGGAGGCGGTTCGATTCCGCCGTATCGCACCGTATGGCGCATGGACTAGACAACCCGCAAGGCCGCACGTGCAACCTCCCGTGCCAAGAAAAGGCCTTAGAATCCTTGCCAAGGTGTAGCTTTCCTGACAGGATGTGCGCCAACCAACAGCCCCGGCGGCGAACCGGAGCTGTTTTTATATGGCCGCCTGAGCGCAGTTTGGAGCGCGGCGCGTGTGTGTAGACACGGCTGGTTCGATTCCAAGGGCGGCGTTTATACTCCAGTAGCTCAAGTGGTAGAGCAGCGGTCTCCAAAACCGCATGTTGCAGGTTCGAGCCCTGCCGGGAGTGCTTGCGTGCCCTATGAGGGGGCCGCGCAATAGCGGGGCATCCGGCCGCGAAAGTTCCGGATGCAGCAGTGCCCACCGTTTGACGCCTGTCCAACAAACTGAATGCACGGGTGCTGCTTATATGCCGTCATAGCTCAACTGGCAGAGCGCCGCCCATTTAAGGCGGGACAACGTTGGTGACACCACGGGAACATCACTGCACATCCAACCACTGCGCACATCCGTTCCGTGGGTGCTGGTTCAAATCCAGCTGGCGGCACATTCGATATTTTGACCGTTCGGATTTCCGGGCGGTTTTTCTTTTGCATGAGTTTAGAGAGGTGGTGGCGGTGGCCTACAGCAAAAACAAAAGGATAGGCAGACCGCCCGTCTTTGAGAGCAAAGAAGAACTTGAGAAAAAAATCGAAGAGTTCTTCAAGAGCTGCGAAGGGAGCGTCCTAGAAGACGAAACCGGAAAGCCCGTTTTGGACAAATACGGAAACGTGATAAAAATCGACGAACGTCCAGAAACGGTCACCGGTCTAGCTTTGGCGTTGGGGTTTAAGTCTCGGCAATCTTTGATTGACTATCAAGGAAAGGCTGAGTTTTCTGACACGATAACGCGCGCGAAACTACGGTGCGAGAGATACGCCGAAGAACGGCTCTATGATCGTGACGGAAACGGCGGCGCAAGATTCAGCCTGCAAGTTAATTTTGGCTGGAGCGATAAGCCGAAAGAAGCGGAGCAGGAAGAGCGTCACGATGATGGTTTGATAAAGGCATTGAATGCCGCCGCAGACATCAGCCCGCCGGATGATGTGGACATGCTGCCAGAGGAAGAGGACGACCATGCGGAAAAGTAACGGCTTTCGCTGGAAAGCCCTCAGCCAGCGGCAAAAGCAGGTCTTGAGCTGGTGGACGCCGCAGAGCGCATACAGCGGCTACAACGGCATCATTGCCGATGGCGCTATCCGCTCGGGCAAGACCTTTGCCATGAGCTTCTCTTTCGTCCAGTGGGCTATGACCTGCTACAGCGGCCAGCAGTTTGCCATGTGCGGAAAGACTATTGCCAGCTTCCGGCGAAACGTGCTGGGGACGCTCAAGCAGCAGCTTGCAGCCCGTGGTTACAACGTCAAGGAGCATCGGGCAGAAAACTGCATGACCGTCAGCAAGGGCGGCAGAACCAACGAGTTTTACTTTTTCGGCGGCAAGGACGAGAGCAGCCAAGACCTGATCCAGGGCATCACCCTCGCCGGGGCGTTCTTTGACGAGGTAGCCCTGATGCCCCAGAGCTTCGTCAACCAGGCCACGGCCCGATGCTCTGTCACCGGGTCAAAATTCTGGTTCAACTGCAACCCGGGAAGCCCGCAGCATTGGTTTTATCTGGAGTGGGTGCGGAAATGCCGTTCCCGCAAGATGATGTATCTCCATTTTACGATGGACGACAACCTGTCACTTTCCGAGGACATCAAGGCCAGATACCGCAGCCAGTACAGCGGTGTTTTCTACCAGCGCTACATTCTGGGCCTGTGGACGGTGGCAGAGGGCCTTGTCTACGATATGTTCGACCGCAAGAAGCACGTTGTTGACGTGCTTCCGGCGCTGTCTCCAAAGACCGCTTATGTGGCTTGCGACTTCGGCACCCAGAACGCAACGACCTTTCTACTGTTTCAGAAGCAGGCAGATGCAGACTGCTGGATCGTCACCCGGGAGTACTACTACAGCGGCCGGGAACAGAAGCGGCAAAAGACCGTGGGCGAGTACGTCACAGACCTCAAGGCGTGGCTGGATGGTCTCAAGCCGGAGAGGATCATTGTAGACCCCTCTGCCCTGCCCCTGATTACGGAACTACGCAAGAATGGCTTTACCCAGACCCCCGCAAACAACGACGTCCTGAGCGGCATTCTGGACGTGCAGACCATGCTGCAGACCGGTCGGCTGAAGATCTACAAGGACTGCAAGCACACGCTGGAAGAGTTCGGCGTGTACGCTTGGGATCCGGATAAAGACGACACCGTGCTAAAGGTAAACGACCACTGCATGGACGCTATCCGCTATTTCGTGCGCACAAAGCGCCTTGTGAAACTGAGGGATTGAATTTGAGCACTACATACACATTCCAGACATTTCAGCAGGCGCAAGCCGCCGGGGAACAGCTTGATTTCATCCGGCGGTTCGTGCAGCAGCACTGCGCTTCCGGACCGTACAAGATGGCTCTGGACGCCGACCTGTACGATGCCCAGAAAAACCCGGGCGCTGAACGCTTCGCGCAGGCTTACGCTTTGATGCTGAAGCGCCTATCCAAAAACACCAAGCAGGACACCCCACACCCCGATATGGTCAAGAGTAATCTTTTCCGGCGGCTCAACAAACAGAGAGCGACCTACTCCCTCGGCAACGGCGTGGTCTTTGCGGACGAGGGCGTGGACAAGGACAGACTGGGGCAGAACTTCGACGAGCAGATCCAGAAAGCCGGATATTTCGCCCTGATCCATGGCGAGAGCTTTGGATTCTGGAACAACGACCATCTGGTTGTTTTCAAGCTGACCGAGTTTGCTCCCCTGTACGATGAAAAGACAGGCCTTTTGCAGGCGGGCGTGCGCTTCTGGCGGCTGAATCCTGACACGGATATGCACTATATCCTGTACGAGCTGGACGGCTTTACCGAGTACACGGAAAGCAAAATCGGCAATGTGATGAAGGAGACAACGTCAAAGCGGGCGTACAAGAGTGTGACCGTCACCACACCCGGCGGCGGGCTGGAAAGCGTGGAGGGCGAAAACTACAGCGCTCTTCCCATTGTGCCGCTGTGGGGCTCCGACCTGCACCAGAGCACCCTTGTGGGGCTGAAAGCCTACATTGACAACACCGATCTGGTGATGTCTGGCTTCTGCAATGACTTGCAGGACTTTTCGCAGATCTACTGGCTGTGCGAGAACTTCAACGGCATGACGGATGATGAGCTGCAGGAGTTCCTTGTCAAACTGAATCTGTACCACATTGCAGGCGCAGACACCAGCGAGGGCGGCAAGATCACCCCCTACACCACCGAGATTCCCGTGACAGCCCGGCAGGCTCTTTTGGAGCTGCTCCACACCCGGGTCTATGAGGATTTCGGCGGTCTGGATGTGCATTGCGTCAGCGCGGACAGCACCAACGACCATTTGGATGCAGCCTATGAACCGATGAACCAGAACGCGGACGACTTCGAGGCTCAGGTCAAGCCGTTCATCCGGCAGATCTGCGCACTGGCTGGCTTTGACAACGCCATGCCGACATTCAACCGCAGCAAAATCACCAACACCGCTGAGCAGGTTAGCATGGTGATTTCCGAAGCGCCCATTATCGGGCAGGACATGGCAATCGACCTGCTGCCCAACCTGACCCCGGAACAAAAGGAGCAGGCCAAGGCCGCGCTGATGGCTGAGAGCGCAACACGGGAGACTGTGGGGGAGGACGACGGTGATGAAACGTGATTTCTGACCGTGACCGCATCTCTACCCGTCAGCTGAACCGCCTGCGCCGGCGCATTCTCCGGGTGTACGGCACCGCCCGCCGGGAGATGCAAAAGCAGCTCACCGAGTTTCTGGCCAAGTACAAAGCACTGGACGAGCGCAAACGGGCGCAGCTGGACGCAGGAGAGATCACCGAAGAGGATTACCGCATCTGGCTGCAAAATCAGGTCTTTCAGTCAGATTTGATGCACGCCAAGCTGGACGGCATCACGCAGACCTGCACCACAGCCCAGCAGACGGCCTACAAGCTGGCCCGGGACGAGCAATACAACATCTTTTCCTTCGGCGCAAACTGGACATTCTACGAGCTAGAACAGACCGCAGGCGTGACGTTCGGGCTGACCCTGTACAACACCGAAGCGGTCAAGCTCCTGTTGAAGGAGAACCCCCGCATGGTGCCCAACAAACGCATCAAGAGCGAGAGCAACCGCACCTATGATGCCCGGGTATTCAACCGCTACGTCATGCAGGGCATCGTGCAGGGCAAAAGCGTCCACGACATTGCCGTGCAGGCCGTAAACGGCATGGCTGACACGGAGATCCACTGGGCCATGAACAACGCCATCACAGCCCTTACCAGCGCCCAGAACGCCGGGGCATTGCAGCAGATGCACAACGCCCAAGCTTTGGGCATCGAGGTCAAAAAGCGCTGGAACTCCACCCACGACTACCGCACCCGTGAGATGCACCGCCTGCTTGACCAGCAGACGGCAGAGCTTGACGAGCCGTTCAAGGTCATGGGTTACGAGATTCAGCGCCCCGGCGACCCCAACGCAGCGCCAGAGATGGTCTACCACTGCCGCTGTGTGCTGTCCTCTGCACTGGGCAAGTATCCCCGACAGAACGCCATGCAGCGGGAAAACATTGTCACATATGAGGATACAGGCATGGTAAATGCCAAGGGAAAGCCAATCAAGGTAGCCGTAAAGAAAGCGGTTCCGGCTATGGACTACACCGAGTGGTATAAATCCAAGGGCGGAAAAGAAAAAGAGCAAATGTGGTGGGCGGAAGAGCGCAAGAGAAAGAAGGGATGAACCGTGAACTTTAACTACGACATCAAATTCACCGACAACACCCCGCAACTGCATGAAGCTCTGGATTCATGGACGGAGCGGGTGCTGACCCTCTGGGGCATGAAGGTGCAGGACTACGCCCAGCTGCTTGTGCCTACTGGCACGGCAGACAGCACGGGCATTGAGGGCTACGTGGGCGGCGCGCTCAAGCAGAGCCTGACCTACGCCCTCGACCTCGCCAAAAAGACCGTGACCATCGGCAGCAACCTGTTTTACAGCGTCTATGTGGAGCTGGGCACGGGCATCTTTGCCGAGAAAGGCAACGGACGCAAAACGCCGTGGGTCTGGAAAGACTTCAACGGCAAGTGGCACTTTACCCGGGGCATGGCCCCTCGCCCATTCCTCCGCCCGGCGGTGGAGAATCACATTGACGAGCTGCGAGAGATTGCAGTGGAAGAAGGAAACCGGGAAAACTAAATACTCAGCGGTTGGCGCACAGCGTCAGCCGCTTTTTATGCCGTTTTAGCTCAGTCTGGCAGAGCGCCGGATTTGTAATCCGGGGGCCGTGGGTTCAAGCCCCACAAGCGGCACCATATCGGCGTACATGACCGAGAAAACACCTTACTGCCGTACATGGCACTCCGTACATGGAGAGAAAGGATCACCAATGGCATTCGACAACAAAAGCATTCGTCCGATTCTGGAAAACGAGGAGCTTTCCATCAAGGACAAAGTGAATCAGCTTCAGACGCTTCACCATGAAATCGTAAATGGGCTTATGGATGAAAAGGACGAAGCAATCCAGCGTGCGGAAAAGGCGGAAAAAGCAGCCGAGAGCGCAAAGGCTGAAAAAGAAGCCGCCGAGAAGTCCCTGACCGACTACAAGGCCCAGCAGACCCAGAAGGACACCCACGCAGCCAAGGAAGCCAAGTTCCGGGAGCTGCTGAAGTCCGCCGGGGTACTGGACAAGTATGCTGATCGGGTCGTGCGGCTGTCCGGCGAGGACATCGACAAGCTGGAGCTGGACGAAAAGGGCGAGGTCAAGGACGCCAAGAAGCACGCTGACAGCCTGAAAGCTGATTGGAGCGACTTCGTAGGCACTACGACCACCACCGGCGCAAAGGTGGACAACCCGCCCACCAGTTACGCCGGAACTTCTCCCGAGGATTTCAAAAAGATGAGCCTTGATGACCGCATCAAGCTCAAGAACAGCAACCCTGAACTGTACCAGCAGCTCCGGGCAAAGTAAGAAAGTGAGGCTATTATATGGCACAGACTGGCACTTTTGGCGGCTTCGACTTTGACGTTGAGGTGTTCGGCGACTACATGGCCGAGCAGAACACCATCGACACCAGCATCGAGGCCTCCGGCATCATCAAGGACGATCCCTCCATCATGGGCCTGATCGGCGAAAAGGGCAACGTTGCAACCATCCCGTTCTATACCGAGCTGGACGCAACGGCAGATAAGCCCCTGAACAACGACGGCAAGACCGACAACACCCCCGCTGAGGTCACTGGCAACAAGCAGACCACCATGCTCATCCAGCGCATGAAAGCATGGAAAGCTCAGGACTTCACCAAAGAGCTGACTGGCGCAAATCCGATGCAGCACATCGCAAATCAGGTCACACACTACTATCAGCAGGTCTGGCAGAATGTGCTTATGACCATCACGGACGCTGTGCTGTCTACTACCGATCTCAAGAAGCACATCTACGACATCACCAAGGTTGGCGATGGCAAAGTTACGCCGGAATCCCTGATCTATGCGCAGGAAGCCGCTTTCGGCGACCACGCAATGAGCGGGGGCCTGCTCATCATGCATTCCACTGTCTTTGCAAAGTATCAGGCAGCAAATCTCGTCGAGTTTGAAAAGTACACCACTCCGGGCGCTCTGTCTCAGGCTTCTCCGCTGGCACGCATCGGTGGGATGGTCGTGATCGTAAACAACGCCGTCACTTCCGCATCCATCACCGATGCTTCCATCAACGGCGGCAAGGCCACGACTGCATACAAGACCTATGTTCTGGGTGAAGGCTCTTTTGTGGGCTGCCGTAAGACCAACTACGAGAATCCCTACTACACCGACTACGACCCTGAAAGCAAGGCCGGCGTCCAGAAGCTGTACACCAAAGAGGGCCGAGTCATTCACCCCAACGGCATGAGCTTCAAGGTGGACAACGTTGCCGAAGCGTCCCCCAACGACACCGAGCTGAGTGCAAAGGCCAACTGGGAACGCCGCATGAAGCTGGAGAACATCCGCATCGGCCAGATGCTTTCTCTGGGCTAAAAATTCGGGGGTGACTTTGCATGACCGTCCCAGAGCTGTGCGTTTACACGCACAATTTTTTTGACCGGGCAGACGACCCCGTTGCCGGGAAGTTCATCTTTGAGCCGGACACCGTGCCCGCCGGGGTAGTGCCGGGGCAGTATTTCCTTGTGTGCGGATCCATCTTCAATGACGGCGTGCACAAGGCCGGGGACGGCGATCTGACTGCCGAGACCTTCAACGGCACGGTGCAGCCCATGCGCGTGCCACCTGATTTTGTGGCACTGGCTGAAAAAATCGACGCATACGACAAAGCACTGCCCTCCGGCGGCGTGTATGTGTCCCAGTCCTTTGCCGGGTGGTCTGGGACGATGGCTACAGGAGCGGACGGACTGCCGACAGACGGCAAGGCAAAGTTCCGGGCCGAGATCAACCAGTGGAGGAAGATGTGACATGGTCAATCCGTTCACTGCATCCACCGTGATGCAGAGCTTTACCAAAAAATACCGTTTTCAGACCCGCAGCTATGAGCCGGACGGCGTGGGCGGCTTTGTTTCCGGCTGGAAGGATGGCCCCGAGTTTGAAGCCGTGGAGCGCCACGACACCACCGTGGAAGCACAGGTGGCAGAGCAGGCTGACACGGCATCCACTTATACCCTGCTGGTCAACACGGGCGTGCCGCTGGCCTTCCCGGACTACATCCGCCGGGTAAGCGATGGCCAGACTTTTCAAGTCACCAGCACAGCAGACGAAGGCAAAGCCCCGCCTGAATCCGGCATGGGACTGCGGGCCGTCAAGTGCAAAAAGGCGGTGCTGCCGTAATGGGGCCGTCTGAGAGCATCAACCGGGCGCTGAACACGTTTTTTAACGGCTTTGGCATCCCTGGCTATCTGGAAGATAACATCCCTCCTGCCGCTTCACTGCCCTACCTGACCTACAAGCCCACTATCCCCGGCGGGTGGAACGAGATGGCATCCTTCCACGCCCGGCTGTGGTACCCCAGCAAGGGAGGCAGGGCCCCCATCCTGCAAACCGAAGATACGATCAGCGCAGCCCTCGAGGACAGCATAACGCTTTCCTGCGAGGGCGGCGCTATTCTTTTGCAAAAAGGCACCCCATGGGCACAGCCCCTCGACAACCCGCCTGAAGGGTATCTGTGCGAATATCTCAATTTTGAAATCACGCAATTTTGCGAGTAAGGAGCAATATGGCAAGAAAATTTTCCAAAATTTCGCAGGAAGCGTTCAAGTCCATGCAGTTCAATGCCGGAATTGTGGTCAGCAAGTTTGACCCGTCCGGCACGACCGAGATCCAGGACGCAGACATCATTTGCGCCACCTCCGGCGGCATCACCGCGACCTGCAAGCCGAACTTCACCGATCTGGGCGCGGACGTGGACAACGCCCAGAAGAACACCGCAGAGCTGATGCAGATCGAGGACTACGACTGCACGCTGGCCTTTACGGCCCTGAACGTCACAACGGACGTTATCAAGCTGGCCCTTGGTGCAGCCGATGTGGCAGAAAAGAAGGTCACGCCCCGCATGACGCTGGACCCGACGGAAAGCACCGGCGACTTTAAGGACATCTGGTGGGTCGGTGACACCATTGACGGTGGCTATGTGGCTGTACGTCTGATGAACGCACTTTCCACCGGCGGTTTGACCCTCAAGACCACCGACAAAGGCAAGGGCAACATTGCGGTCACCCTGACAGGATGCCCCCGTCTGGGCAGTGACGTGGTGCCTATGGAGTGGTACTACAGCCCCAAGGCCGCAGCATAAGGAGGAAATCGTATGAAATTTTTGACAGAGCTGCCCGATGAAGAGTTTCTCCGCCACTGCTGGCAGATCGCCGATGTGGCGGAGGAGGTCTTGGAAAAGTCCAAGATCATGGAGCTGCGCAAGGTTCTGCCGGTCCTGACCGGCGAGGAAACGCCGGAGGAGCTGGAACAGAAGAAGAAGGAGCAGGCAAAAAAGAACATCCAGGCTATGGCAAAAAGCTTGCTGTTCGACAATGCCGCTGCCACCGCAAAGCTGCTTCCGCTGCTCTATGAGCCGGACGTGGATGAAAACGGGGTGGTTGAAAATATCGGCCCGTTCAAGAAGATGCGCGCGGTGAAAGAGCTGCTGAACAACGATGATGTGATGGATTTTTTGCTCTGGTGTCTGCCGTTGGTGCTGGCGGGTACAGACGCCTGATTTCTTCCATCAGCCCGGACGCGCTGCGGCTGTTTGGCAGGCCGTACATTTTGCAGCACTGCCTGAACGCTTTGCGGCAAGAGCGCATCACACTCAGCTATCAGGCGTACATGACGGACGCTCTGGCGCACCTTATAGGCGCAGAAGAGCGGTGGTACGACATGGTGGCCGGGCTTGTGGAAAACCGTCCACAGCCGCAACAGCCGTCCGCTGATGAAGTGATAGCACGCATTAAAAATGGCTTGAACGGGGGGGATGGAACCTGAAACTTTTTGAATTGAGCGCCACCCTCGGGCTGGACGACAGCGCTTACCGGCAGGGCATCCAGAATGTGCAATCCGAGACGAAAAAAACTGTTTCTTCACTGTCAGGAGAGTACAGCAAGGCCGCAAAGGCCGTAGTAGAGCTGACCAGACGTTACAACGAATCGGTGGGAAAGACCGGCAAAGCGTCCTCTGAGACCAAAAATCTCAAGACCATGTTGGCGCAGGCAGAAGCACAGCTCAGGGCAACCACGACCGCGCTGAAAGCTGCAAACAATGGCATGGATGACTTTGCCAGCTCCACGGATAAAGCGTCCAGCAAGTCTCTGGCCGGTGCTATTGCACAAGGCACGATCATGGCGGGCATCTTCTCGAAGCTTTACGCCGCTGCACTCAGTGCCGCAGAGGGGTTCATCGCTTCCGGCATCGAATACAACGCCCAGATCGAGAAATACACCACCGGCTTTACCAATATGCTGGGCAGCGCGGAAGCCGCCCAGCAGGTCATGAGCCAGATCCAGGAAGACGCGGCAAAAACTCCTTTTGATGTCGAGTCCCTGACAAAGGCGAACCAGTACCTGATCTCTGCAGGCGAGAACGCTTCCTATGCCCGCAGTACCATCATGGCACTGGGTGACGCGGTCTCTGCGACCGGTGGCGGCAACGACGAGCTGAACCGCATGTCCCAGAACCTGCAGCAGATCGCCAACACCGGCAAGGCTACAACGGCCGATATCAAGCAGTTTGCTTATGCCGGCATCGACGTGTATGGCATTCTGGCCGACTACACAGGCAAGTCCACCGCCGAAGTGCAAAACATGACCATCAGCTACGACCTTCTGACCCAGGCCCTGCAGGCAGCGTCGGAAGAAGGTGGACGCTACTACGGCAGCATGGACACCCAAAGTCAGACCATGAATGGACGCGTGTCTACCCTGAAAGACAATGTCAAGCAGCTGGCAGGCCTTATGACAGGCGATTTGTCCAGCGGCGTCGGCGTGGTGATCTCCAACCTTAATGACCTTGTTGTCAAGGCGCAGGAGGCTTACAAAACCGACGGCTGGATTGGTCTTGCGGGCGCAATTACCGGGTTGAGCGGTCCGATTTCGTCCGTCAAATCCTGGTTTGAGGGCTTTGCTTCCAGTGCCTCCACCTGGCTGGACAAGCTGAGCTATAAGCTCAACCGTTTTCTGGGGAAAGCAGCCACAGCGGATTACGACACATACGAGGAGTATGCAGACGCAAACCTCCGCCAAAGCAACCGTGACCGCTTACGGCAGCAAGCTCTTGCAGGCGTTGGCATCAGCAACAGGAGCTGGTCCCAGCGTCAGGCGGATTTGGCGGCAGCCAGCGGCAACGGCGGCAGCTCCATTACCACCACAGGCAGCGGCTCTTCCGGCAGAAAAAAATCCGGCTCCAAGTCCACCACCGAAACGGTCATTTCGTCCATCTCCAGCACGGCTACCACCACCGCACAGAATGCGCTGGGCACCGTGACCACCAGCATCCAGACCCTTACAGAAAAGGTCAAGGACAGCTCCGGCAAGATCAAAGACCGCATCACCGAGACCACCACCACCACCGGCAAGGAGATGGTGAACGGCGTCGCCACTACCTTTAAGCAGGTCGAGACCAAGGTCAACGGCACGGTCACAAAGGTCACAAAGACCTATGACGACATGTCAAAAACGCTGCTGGGTACCTTTACCAATGTCTCGGAAACCACCTTTGACGGCATCACCACAAAGGTGCAGCAGGCGGTGGAAAAGTACGCGGACGGCAGCGAGCATATCAAAAAGACCGTCACAGAGACCGGCCAGCGCATCGGCGAGAACGGCGCGGAGACCTACGAGAAGATCATCACCTACATCGACGGCATTCAAGACAAGGTGACGGAGACCTCTACTCTCATCGACAAGAGCGTAAAGGGCACCCAGAGCCGCATTGACCAGCAGCTGAGCGAGGCTTCTGGCCAGCTGGATAAGGGCATTTTCGGGATGGTAAAAAGCGCCTTTAGCGACGCCAAAAACGGCGACTGGGGCGGTCTAGCTCTGGATTTTGTCAATCTGATCTGGGGCGAAGTATCGCAGGATCAGCGTGACGTGATCTCTAAGTGGCTTGCGGACGCGCTGACCGCGGTCAATGAGGGCTATTCGGGCGGTGGAATCAGCAAGGCGCTGGGGTCTATCCAGAGCATTTTCACAAACGGCATTACTGCCGGAGTGGATGGCGCCACTACGTCTGTAAAGGCGTTCTCTGAGATCGTGCAGGGCCTTGCAAGCTCCGGCGGCGTGGGCGGAGCACTAGGCAGCATCGTCCAGAGCTTTTCCGGCATGGCAGGCGGCGTCACCTCTGCACTGGGCGGCATCGTGTCCTTTGTGGCAGCGAACCCCGTCCTTGCCCTGATCCTGGGCGTGGGTGCTACGGGCGCAGTCGCTGGCGGCATCGGCCTTGCCATGTGGATGAACAAGAAGAACGACCAGCAGCCCGTCAGCCACTACCAGAGCCCCTTTGACAAGACCAGCGTGTATGACAGTCTTGGCACCTTCTCCACCCGCGCAGCCCTGCAGTACCGCGTCACCGGCCAACAGTCCGTTGTTGACCGGCAGACCAGCATTCTGGAACGCATCGAGGGGATGCTGGACGAGCATCTGCCAGACATCGGCAAGGGTCAGGTGGTCATGGATTCCGGAGAGCTTGTGGGTGTTTTGTCTCCGCGCATGGCAAATAATGTGGATCTGCACATCGGTGTTGCAGTGACCCGGAAAGCGAGGGGCGTATAATGGCAAAGCTGCAAGGCGCAAAAATCGGCGATTACCACACCCTCACAGACTGGGGTCTGTATCTCAAAGTTGGCAGCCCGAAGATCAGCGATGCAGAGGTAGACGAGCATCTGGTGCAGGTGCCCGGCTCTGATACGCTGCTCAACCTGACGGATGCACTGGATGGCCGCCCGCACTACAAAAAGCGTACCATCACCATGGAGCTGCTGTGCAGGGCACCAAAAAAGACCTGGCCGAATCTTTACAGTCAGATCGCAAACGCCATCCATGGCAAATGGCTACAGTGCAAATTCGACGATGACCCGTCTTTCTATTGGGAGGGGCTGTGGAGCGTGTCTATGACACGCAACAGGTTTTCCAGTGCATTCACCATCACGGGCACCTGCGACCCCTTCAAGCGCAGCGTATACGACGGCTCTGATGACTGGCTGTGGGATGACCTTGTATTTGATACGGCAATTATCCGCAATTATACGGATATCCAGCTCAAAGCCAACGAGGACATCACCGTAACCGTCACCGGTGCACCAAGAGCGGACGGCATCTACTTCAAGCGCAGCGAGGACGCCGCCGACATTGCGGTGTCTCTCAATGGCCTTGAAGTTGGCATCCTTGCAAAGTCTACAGAGTGGCAGTACATTGAGGGCTTGCATATGCCGGATGGCGTTGTAGGTACTCTCATCTTTGCGGCGTCTGCGGATTGCAGCATCAGCATCCGATATCTAGGGGGCAGCTTATGAGCTATAAAGTTTATGCAGGCGTCCAGACCGGCGTTGACGTGTGGGAGACAAAGACCTGCATTTACGACCCAACAGACTACACGGACACAAAAAAGCTCATCAGTCCAACTCTGACACGGGAGGTGAGCAAGGCCGGTAGCTTGGAATTCACCCTGCCGCTTGGCAATGTGGCTCACTCAGCTTTGCAAAAAATGCGCACGACCGTGTCCGTAGAACAAGACGGTGCGCGCATCTGGGAGGGCAGGCCCATGAGCCATGAGCAGGATTTTATGCTGCGTCAAAAAGTCTTTTGCGAGGGAGAGCTGGCCTACCTCAACGACAGCTCCGTTGCGCCATATACAGCCAAAGACGTGACAATCAAGCAATTTCTTTCGTTCCTGCTGGAAAATCATACCGGCATGGTGGACGCATACAAGGCGTTTACCTGTGGAAATGTTGGCTTTCCGAGCACAAGCGTGGTGGTTCCAGAACTGCATAACTGCGTGATGAAACTGGAATACATGGCAGGTACTCCGGACAGTGACGGCGATTATAGGTATGAATATGGACTTTATACCTCATCCGGCGTTCAGCTTGTGAGCCAATATGAAGTTGGCTACTCGGATGACGACACGGCCCCGGATCCATCTGCGTACAGATGGACGCTGAACGTAAAGTATGAAGCCTCTTCAATTGACGGACAGATTTGGCGCACTGGAGAAGGCCTTTTTTCCGTGAGCGTAAACGCGGCTTTATCCTTGGATGGGGACGGCCAGACGCACGAAGCCACGCAAAGAACGGTTACGCCGGATATCACATGCGCTACGCACTCAAAATCCTTTCCGCCTGAGACGGAATACAATCTCAAAGACACGGTCTCGAAAAAATGGAAAATTGAAAAGCAGGGAGACGGTTATGCCGTCCTGTTCAACGGTGCAGCCCTGCCGGATTCTTCCGTGGTCCGTTACGATTCTGCGCCACGGTACACCTTTGGCGACGGACAAAATTTTGGCGTTACATGGGATGTCATCCAAAATGAGCTTGTGGAAGTGTACGGCGGGCATCTGATCGTCCGGCACGAAAACGGGGCCAGGTATCTGGACTACGTCCGGGAAGTGCAGGAGAAAAACGGGCAGCCCATCGCATTCGGCACAAACCTGCTCGACCTGAACAGCTACGTCAAAGCAGAGGATATCGTTACCCGTGTGATTGCAGTGGGCAAAAAAAAGTCCGGATGGTTTTTGTGGAGGCACGAAAGTACGATCACTGCCACCGCAAACGACACCGCGGCCCAAAAGCTCTTTGGCATCATCACAAGGATCATCGTGATCGACGGCACCGCCAGCACAACACAGTCGCTTCTGGATGCCGCCAACGCGGAGCTGTCCAAAAACTTGCGTTATCTCGACGGAATCACGGTAAAGGCTGTGGACCTCAAGGATGCCGGTGTGGATATCGCCCGCCTTGGCTTTGGCAAGATGACACACATCTACTCCAACCCGCACGGGGTGAACACCTGGCTTTTGTGTTCTAAGATTGTGGAGCCTTTGGACGCGCCGGACAAAAAAGAATTCACGCTGGGTATTGATTTCTCCAGCGTCAGCGACTTGCAGGCCCTGAGCGCACGAAAAGCCAGTGACGCCTATGACCTGAGCCGCTCGCTGAAGGGCTATGCATCCGCAAAGAGGTGATAAATTGGATAAGACATTTGACGAAGCAATTTCCGAAGTCCGCAATGCAGAGCGCGGCGTGGAAGTACGGGAAGCCCTTGCACAGGGCTTTGAGTATGTGAAGCAGTATGGCGAGGCTGTTATCGCGCGGCAGGAAGAAGCCGTTCAGAGTGCGGAAACAGCTACAAACGCGGCGGCAACTGCCACAGCACAGGCCGCCGCAGCAGCCCAGACAGTCAAAGACGCCACTGCAAACGCCATAAGCGCAGCGCAAGAGCAGGCAGGTATTTCGACATCGAAAGCCGAGGAATCTGCTTCCAGTGCCGCAGGAGCAGCGGCCAGTCAAACTGCTGCCGCATCTAGTGCATCTGCCGCAAAGGCCAGCGAGGAAGCAGCTGCAAAGAGTGCCGCCGACGCAAAGGTTATCGTGTCCACTGACACGACCCTGACCGTATCTGGTGCACCGGCTGACGCAAAGGCGACCGGCGACGCCCTGGATCAGAGGTATAGAAAGGACGAGGTCGATGCCAAATTTGGCACGCCTGCCACGGCTGACCAGCTAGGCCCCGTAAAAGTTGGCGCTGGCCTCGGCGTGACAAACGACGGCACCCTGATCGTGACCAGCGTCAACGGCTTTACGGTCAAGGCGCAGACCACCGACCCCGGCGTGGGAAGCGCTCTCGACACAGGCACTGTCCTGCTGGTGTACGCATAAGGAGGTGGGCGCATGAGCATCTATCTCGGTGCCGGGAGCACGGCACACAAAATGTCCAAACTCTATGTGGGCGTGGGAGGTCAGGCCCGGCAAGTGCAAAAGGTGTACGTCGGCATAAATGGTCAAGCCCGGCTTGTCTATCAAAGCGGCAGCCCCATAGGCAGTCTGGCCGTAGGCAGCATCATTAAAATCAAAGTCAACGGCGCGTCCAAGGATTTTATCATCGTGCATCAGGGCTTGCCCAGCAGCGCCTATGACGATAGCTGCACCGGTACTTGGCTGCTGATGAAAGACATCTACGAAAGCCGCCAGTGGCATAGCTCGGACACTAACGACTATGCAAACAGCACTATCCATTCGTACCTCAATAGCACCTTCCTTGCGATGTTCGACTCGAACATTCAAAAGGCAATCAAGCAGGTAAAACTCCCGTACCGCAAAGGCAGCGGCACGTCCACGACCGTTACCAGCGGCTCGAATGGCCTGCCTGCGAAGATTTTCCTGCTCAGTGCGACCGAAATGAGCTTCAACTTCTCCTATATGCCGAGCGGTGAAGGCGCGGAGCTGGCCTATTTCAAGGGCTGCGCGGACGATAGCTCGGATTCTAAGCGTGTCGCATATCTCAACGGCTCGGCCACCTGCTGGTGGCTCCGCTCTCCGCGCTGCCTCAACTTCTACGGCGCCCTGTACGTCAACTCCAATGGCGACTGGGGCAACGGCCACTGCTACGACTCGCTCGGCATTCGCCCCGCTTTGATCATGCCGTCCACCACGCTGGTGGACGAGAATGGCAGCGTGATGGTATAAGGAGGTACTGTATGGACAACAAAATCGAGCCCGGTTACGCCGCTCCGGCGGAAAAAGCCGATTACACCGCCATTGCGCAGGCCGTGAGCGAGCACAACGATGCTGCACAGCCCGGCGAGCACTACTGGGGCATCGCCTTGGCAGACGGCACCTACATGGTGTACGAGGCGGGCACGGTACCACCCCCGCCGACCGCCGAAGAGCTGGCCCAGCGTGAAAAGGAAAAGCAGGAAGCCCAGCAACGGCAGGAAGCGCTGGACAAGCTGCCTCAGACGTTGGAAGCGCTGAAAAAAGAAAACGAGATGCTCAAGCAATGCTTGCTTGAAATGAGCGAGATTGTTTATGCATAAAATCACACAAAGAATCGAAAGGATGGTATTTATGATGGCAATGTTATGGGCACAGGAGATTATGTCTGCTGAGACTGTCGAGGAGGCAAAGGCGCTGTATAAGCGCTGCCCGCGCCTGCTGAAGGAGAAGGTCAAGGCGCTGCTCATCAAGAGCGGCTTTGAGGAAATCACGCAGTAAGGAGGACGCTATGGCTGAAATCATGGATGTGTCCCGGCATCAGGGCGCAATCAACAGGGACAAGGTCAAGGCAAGCGGCAAGGTGGACGGCGTGATGATTCGCGCCATGGGCAACAGCGCAGAGGGCAGACCCAGTGCGCCCTACACTGACCCGCAGTTTGCCCGCAACTACGCCGAATGCAAGCGGCTGGGCATCCCCTGCGGCGTGTATGGCTATTTCAAGGCAGTCAACCGGGAACAGGCAGACAAGGAGCTGGCCTATTTCAAGAAGCTGCTCACCGGCAGGAGCTTTGAGCTGCCTGTGGCCGTGGACATCGAGGACGAGGTGCAGCAGCCGCTGGGCAAGGCTGCGCTGACCGACCTGACAGCTTACATGCTGAGCACGGTGGAAAGCTGGGGCGTGTACGCCATGCTGTACACCGGCCTGTGGTTTGGCAACGCCTTCCTGTACATGGGCGGCGCGGCGCTGAAGTCCTACGACGTGTGGCTGGCTGCCTACCGCACAAAGAAGCCTGCTCCCAGCTGGCCTTTTGGCATGTGGCAGTACACTAGCACGGCGCATATCCCGGGCGTTGTGGATGCAATTCCGGGCAAAGCCACCAACGTGGACATGTCCCACGCATACAAGGACTATGCGGGTATCATCAGCAAGAAGGGTCTGACCCGTCTCCGGGAGGGTAAATGACCGAAAAAGAAGCTTTACTGTGGGTGCTTGGCATTCTGGGCAGCCTGTGCGCTGCGACCATCACCATCGACAAGGTGCTGGACATCATCCACAAGTACGTCAAAAAGGCACAGGCCCCCGACGATGCGCAGAACAAGCGGCTTGACGAGATGGACAAGCGCTTGCAAACGCTAGAAACGGGCTATGCGCAACATTCTTTGGCGCTTGGGCACGATTTGTCCCGCTTCGGGGAAATCGACGAAGTAAACCGCCTGACGCTTGAAGCCGTTCGTGCCCTGCTGGAAGCACAGCTGACCGGAAACAACGTGCCCGCTATGCAAGCCAGCAAGGAAAAAATTGATAATTACCTCATGGAAGGAGTAACGAAACATGGAAGCAATGCTTAACTTTATCCCCACCCCCGTCGCCCTGGTTCTGATGGTCCTGGGCTTTATCTCCCTGGCAGTTGGTGCAATTCGCCTGGGCTATAAGCAGTATGTCAAGCAGTGGGCCCTGGAACTGGTGACCCTGGCAGAAAACAGCATCATGGGCAGCGGCCAGGGAGCCAAGAAAAAGGCACAGGTCTTTGCCGCACTGCGCGGCGCACTGCCGGACTGGCTGAAGCCTTTCATCACCGATGAAGTGCTGGACAGTGTGATCGAAAAGGCCGTCAGCATGATGAAGAAGGCACTGGCAGAAAAGAAGCCTACTATCAACAAGGAGTAAAGCATGATCGAGCAAAGCGTATCTCTCGCATCCAATGGCGTCGTCAAAGTGCCGGGCTATGAGCAGCTGGTGCGCTTTGGCTACACCAAGAACCGGGGCGTGTACCGCCTTGCTGTCACCGCCACTGGCGAGTGGGAAGGGCTGGCTATTCGCTGCTTCTGGCACGTCCCGGACGGCAAAGACCCGGCATCATCGCTGGTGGTGGACGGCTATGTGGCCGTGCCCGCCAGCGTGACCGCCAAAACCGGCTCCGGCTGTGTGACCTTTGAGGGCAGCGACGGCACAAAGACCGTCACCAGCGCAGACCTGCGGTATCGTGTCAGTGCCAACTCAGGCACGGAGGATGGCACAGAGCCGGAGCCGGGCACCCCTGCATGGCAGCAGTTGGTGGATGCCGTGCACACCGATGCCACCGCCGCAGAGCAGGCTAAGGTCGATGCACAGACGGCAGCACAGCAGGCCGGAGCATCTGCCGGTGCTGCTGCCACAAGCGCTGCCAATGCAGACCAGAGTGCTCAGGAAGCCGCTGGCAGCCTGCAGGAGCTCAAGGACGGCATCGCAAACGGGGACTTCAAAGGCGAGAAAGGCGACAAGGGCGACACTGGCCCCATCGGCCCGGTCGGCCCGCAGGGTGAGACAGGCCCTCAAGGCCCCACAGGCGCTACCGGAGCCATTGGTCCGCAGGGTGAAACTGGGCCGCAAGGCAAGCAGGGCCCGCAAGGCATTCAAGGCGAGCGTGGCCCGCAGGGTGCACAGGGGCCGCAGGGCGAAAAAGGTGATACCGGACCGCAAGGCCCTAAAGGCGACCCCGGCCCTGCCGTTGCACTGGACACCACCCTCACCCACGAGGGCGAAGCCGCTGAAGCAAAAGCCACAGGCGACGCAATCAGTGCAGTAAAGGTGCGGCAGAACATCCTTATCGGTACGGAGACAGGCAACCCCATCGCCGTTGACGATGCGTTCTCTGCGCCCCTGTGCGGCCTGACCGTGTACGGTCGGAGCACGCAGGACGGCACACCCACGCCGGATGCACCCGTGCCTATCGTGAGCGCTGGTGATGGCGGGAGCGTGGCGGTGAAGGTGACGGGGAAGAATCGGCTGCCGCCCAACCTGGAATATCAAGAATTTGTCGAGTGCTTTGTCAAGAAAAACACGCCGATAACTTTAGTATTCAAAGGCGATTTAGTTTCGCAAGGCGGAAACATCTTATTCTTTGACGAGAACAACAACGAAAACTGGTTTGGTATTGATGCGGGTAAGGCTGAACACCATGTAAAGTATCCAGTGGACTTAACAAAGTTCCAGTATCTGCTGTCCAATATGGCCAGTGAAAACGTATGTCTGACATGGAACGCATCATCTCCCGATTATGAACCCTACCGTGAACAGCTCCTCACCCTTCCCACTCCCACCGGATTACCCGGCATCCCTGTCACCTCTGGCGGCAACTACACTGACAGCACAGGCCAGCAGTGGGTGTGCGACGAGGTGGACTTAGAAAGGGGTGTAAAGGTGCAGAGGATTGATAAGGGTGCTTTCGATGCCACCAAAACGCTGGCTGAGCAGAACGCAATACTCGCCACCCCCATCGAAACCCCGCTCACCTCTGCCGAAATCGCCGCCTACAAAGCCCTCACCGCTTACGGCCCTGACACGGTGGTGCAGGCGGGTGACGGTGCTGGGGTCAAGCTGGAGTATCAGAGGGACGTGAACATTGCAATCAAAAAACTGGAGGACGCAGTAGCGTCCATGACATAAGGAGGTACACATGGCACTCAAAAGTAAAGCCCGGCATGACCTGACCCTGCGCTCCATCAAGCGAGAGATTGCCGCAGGACGCGACGTGGCATACTGGCTGGACAAAGCGTACACCCATCTGGACAGCGGCCTGCTGACGGAGGACGACATCGCAGAGGTGGAAGCCCTTGCACAGGCGTACTACGATGCGCTGGATGCTGAGGACAAGGCGAGCGCTGAGGAAATCACACTGTAAGGAGGATAACATGGCAAGCACTACATACGAGCATTTTGTTGACACCAACAAAATGTACGCCGCACAAGAGCAATTTCGGCACGCCACGAAAATGGTGACAAAACGTCACCATTTCGCTGTGCTTGGCAATATGGTGCGCAACGCCGGACAGCTGCCGCAACCCTTCTGGCTCGGTGCTGCCTGTGGCGGCGGCTCGTGTGGTGTTGCCACTGTGCCTGCAAGGACTTGACCGACAGCAGATGACCGCCGCCATCAAAACCGCACCGCTTGGGAGGGTAGACCGTAAGATAGCCTTACTGCGGTACGTTGAGCGGCTCCCACTGCCGGACATTGCGGCACAGACACATTACAGTCGGACGGCGATAGGCTACCGGCTGAAAGGCATTGAAAAAATGCTGGATGTGTGATACCATAATCTTAATTGGGCGTGATTTCTCACGAAACGCATTGAAGCGGCAGGCTTTCGGGTCTGCCGCTTTTCTTTTTGCACGATTTGTGGTAAAATAGCATCAGCAAATCCACTCGGCCTCTCGAAGAAGCACAACAGGGTGGATATTTGCCAGCTAGCCCAGTGCTTTATCTGGGAATGAAAAAAGCGGTTGCCAGATAGGCGCCGACCAGTCTCCCACCCGCCTACTTGCAGTGCGTACCATGCGGGAGACGCATAAAACCCCCGGTGTTCCGTTTGGAGCATCGGGGGCTTTTTTTACTTTTTCTTCAATTCCTCAAGCCTGCTGGAAAGCTCTTCTTCCCATCCTTCGTGTTCTTTGAGGTACGGGGCGTAAATTATGCTCTCGGCTTCCTTTCGGGCCGCAACGGCTTCTTCGACCGTGTTATAGCTGCCGAGATGGTACTGCTTCCGCCGAAAATTGATGTATGCACGCCATCGACCGTGGCAGTCTTTACACACACCATTTGCGCCAGAAGTGGAGTTCTTGTTGATATGTCCTCCGACCCTTGTGCGAATCGACATGAGAGAAGAGCCGTCCGCGTAAGCGGTGCTGTGAATTGTCTCAGCTTTCTTTCCGATATCCCTGTTGCAATCTGCGCAATGCTGGATTAGAGGGAGCCTTGTGATTTTTACGGTGGTTTCCTTCCCACATTTCGGGCAAATAGCACGGCACAGAAAGCAGCCTGACCTCTTTTCGGGTAAAACTTCCAATACTTTCCACCCGTTAATGATCTGCCCCTCTTTTTTCTTTGCCTTTCGGAAAGCGGTCTCCGTCATAGCTGGACTTGGTCCTCGGTTTGCGCAAGACAGACAGCTGCGACTTTTGCCAAGGCGCAGGGAGCTGTCATACACGTCTTTTACCACTCCGCACTCACACTGGCATGTATAGTAGTGCGGCTTTTCAGACGGCGCAAGTACCGTCCACTTTCCAAAATGCTTTCCAGTCAAATCTTTTGCCATAACATTTTCCTCAGATCAATCCGTAGTGCTCTGCCAACAAAAAGCGGAGATACACAGGGCACGCACGCTTCTCGCCGCACCAGTCCTGCACAGTGCGAAGCGGGATGCCCACCTGCTTTGCAAAAGCGGTCTGCGACAGGCCAGTACAGGCCACCATCTCTCGCACGTTCATGCGGGAAACATCCCAGAGATGGGACAAGCGGACGGTCTCGGCGTCCAGATCAAGGTGCCCTTCAAAATCGCCGAGAAAAACTTCTTTCGGCTGCTTGGCAGCCATGCCAAAAAGTTCTGCATTGCTGTACATGGTTGACTTCCTTTCTTTCAGATGGTAATATATTTGCGCACCTCCATGGTGCGTCTTTCACAAAATCCCCTGTTAGATGTTGCGAGCATCCGGCAGGGGATTTTTTTATTTACAGGTTGATCCAGTCCTCGTACTCCTTGAGTGTCTCAACATACTGGGGGTAGAGGCGGCGGATGATGACGTCCTTCTCCATGTCATCCAGATCGCCCTGCATAAGAGCTTCGGACTGCTCTTTAGTCAGCTCCATATCTGCGGTGATTGTCCACTCGGCGTCATCCTTGCTATGCACAAGGAATCCGTCTGCATCAATGTGAGCGTAGATCGTCCAGACGATTTCGCCGTCCTCGCAATCCATGGTCTTGTATTCGTCAGGCTCCACCTCGGTGCCGTTCTCCATGACCTTTGCGGCGAACTCTTCAGCGTTAAGGATCTTCATATTTTTTTACCTCCATGTTGTTGTGTGCTTGTGTCTTTCACTGTCTTTATTATACACGCGTTGCGTGCAACTGTCAAGGCTTTTTTGAAAATTTTGTACGCGTTGCGTGCAAATACTTGGACGCTCATACAGCCCTGTGCTGTGTGGGCGCTTTTTTATTTGTCCTTCGTTGTGCGTTCGTTGTCTCTCCCGGCGGTTTAAAAAAGTACACTGGGCGCAAAGGGAGGGGGTGCCATGTGGCGCAGGTTTAACCCGAATCCGCGTGGGAGCAGCGTCGGGGACTGCGTAGTGCGGGCGGTAGCTGCGGCCACCGGTCAGAGCTGGGAACGGGCGTATATTGCGCTGGCGCTCACCGGCTACGCCCTCGGCGATATGCCCAGCGCCAACCGCACATGGGGCGCATACCTCCAAAAGCGCGGGTTCAAGCGCAGTTTGGTGGAGGCAGACTGCACCACCTGTTACACCGTGGCAGATTTTGCCCGGGAGTACCCGCGCGGCGTGTATGTACTGGGCTGCTCCGGCCACGTCCTGACCGTGATCGACGGCGTTTGGTGGGACAGCTGGGACAGTGCCGCAGAATGCCCGATTTACTACTGGTACAAGGAGGACTGATCCATGCCGATCTATAACGGATACCCACAAGTGTACTACCCGCAACAGCCGCAAGGGCAGCTTGAGCAGCTCAGAGCAGCACAGTACCAGCCCCAGCCCGTCATGATGCCGACAATGCAGGGGCAGGCCGCACCGACTGACAGCGGCTTTATCTGGGTACAGGGCGAAGCGGCAGCCCGCGGCTATCTGGTCGCCAACGGGAGCCGGGTGCTTTTACTGGATGCCGATTCCGATACCTTTTACATCAAAGAGGTTGGGCAGGACGGCAGACCGTTCCCGCTCCGCATCTACGACTACAAGGAACGCACCGGAGGCCCCAAAGCGTCGATTGCATCCGCACAAGCCGCAGGCGGGGAGTATGTCACTCGCAAGGAGTTTGACGCACTGGCGGCAAAGCTGGCGGCGTTGGAGAAGCAGGAAGCACCAGAGCCGGAAAAGGAGAGCTAAACGATGAGCAGCAGCTTGTATAATTCGATGGGCAGACAGACCCAGAACCCAATTGGCGGTCAGTTCCAGCAGTTTATGGGACAGATGCAGGGCAAAAACCCGCAGGAGATGATAAACCAGATGCTCACCTCCGGCCAGCTCTCACAGCAGCAGCTCAACGCCATTCAGCAGCGGGCGCAACAGATCGCGCCGATGCTTAACGGCATGAAAAACATGTTTGGATTCTGAAATGCGGCCGCATTTAGAATAAATTTCAAAATCTAACGTAAAGGAGTAAAACTATGTCTCTTTCTTCTGATAGCACGGTTCTGACCATGCCGGTACAGCCCGCCAATGGTTACAGCAGCGGCTTCAACGGCTGGGGCGGCGACTGGATGGGCTGGATCGTCCTCTTTCTGATTTTTGGCATGTTCGGCTGGGGCGGCATGGGCGGCTTTGGCTGGGGCGGCGGCATGGGCGGCGCTTCGCCTTATATGACCAGCGCAGTGACCCAGGCAGACCTGCAGCGCGGCCTCGTGACCCTGCGCGGTCTGACCAATCAATGCAAAGCGCGCTTCAAGGTAAGTTTTGGCGGCAATATCGCCATTCCCACCGGAGGCACTTTGGGCCCCGTTTCCGTGGCGCTGGCTATCGGCGGTGAGTCGCTGACCAGTGCGACTGCCATTGTCACCCCGGCGGCAGTCGAAAATTACTTCAACGTTTTCGTGGCCGCGTTCATCGAGGTGCCGCGCGGCTGTTGCGTGACCGTGGCGCTCAAAAATACAAGTTCGCAGGCAGTCAGCATTGCAAACTGCAATCTGATCGTTGAGCGGGTAGCATAAGAAAGGAGATAAAGTCATGCTGGATAAACTGAATCATCTGAAGGATGAGATGTGCGACGAGCTCATGGAGCTGACCGACAAAAATAACCGTTCCCCGGGTGATATTGAGATGATCGGCGAGATCGTGGATATCATTCTGGACATCCACCGCATCGAGGACTACTGCGAGGGCGGCGAGTACAGCCGTGCGGGCGAGTGGGAAGCTGACATGCGCGGGACCTTCGGCCATGATGCCGGAAGCGGTTACAACCGGGGCAACAGCTACGCCAACCGTGGCCGCCACTATGTGCGCGGGCATTACTCCCGCACGGATGGCCGTGAGCGCATGATCTCTGACATTGAGGAAATGATGCAGGACGCCACCGGCGCAGAGCGTGACGCCTACAAGCAGGCTGCTAACATCTTGCGCAACGCATAAGGGAGGAGGGCGGCAGGCATGGACATTGACGAGATCAACACCCATATTCACAAGCTGAAATGCGGGTCGACGGACTGGCAGAGCGTGGAGAAGCTTGCTGCCCTCTGCACTGTGCGGGACGAGCTGGAAGAAGCACACGCACCTGAAACGCAGATCCAGGCATTGCCGCCCACGGATTACCGGGCGGCGTATTCCACGGCAACGGAACCGCAAAGCGACTTTGTGGCGGCTGCCAGCTCTGTTCCTTTCGGCGGTCTGATGCAGGTGCTTGACGAGCACATGAAGGCAATAAAGCTGGTGTACCCGAAAGAGTATGAGCTAGTGATGCGGAAGATAAGCGACTTGTAAAAAGACATAGAATGTGCTATTTTTACAGAAGCTTCAGCGTTTTGGCACGGGATGCATAATCTAACAGAAAGCTAACAAATTGATAATTATTCACTTCAAAACGTTAAATAAATTTGATTTGTAATCAGTGGGTTGCAGGTTCAACTCCTGTCACCAGCTCCAAGAAAAACCGCTCGGGAACATTGATTTCCGGGCGGTTTTTCCATGGGGCGAGTTTGTTGGAGAGATTGGTGCAGAAATTGCGATAAAATCTGTTGCAGATGGTTGACAAACTGCTTTGCGCGTGGTAATATATACAGGCAGTCCGCGCGGCGGACACAAAAGAATATGGGCGTGTTCCCGAGTGGCCAATGGGGACAGACTGTAAATCTGCTGCTTTCAGCTTCGGTGGTTCGAATCCACCCGCGCCCACCAAAAAAGTTCAACGTATGAAAGTGCGTTGAACTTTTT